AATCGCAATCGACGAATCAACCACCATCAAAAACCATAAGGCCAAGCGCACCAAGAACCTGATGAAAATCGCAGCGAACTTCAAGTACAAAAGACTATTGACAGGGTCTCCGATAACAAAAAGTCCGATGGATATTTATTCGCAGTGTGAATTTTTACGGTCGGGCTTGCTGGGGTATGATAGTTTCTATGCGTTCCAAGGACGGTACGCCGTCACGCAAAAGCGCACCATGGGACATAATTCATTCCAACAGATCGTCGGGTTCAAGAACCTCGATGAACTAACTTGGCGCATTGAAAACTTTTCCTATCGGGTGCTCAAAAAAGATTGCCTCGATCTGCCCGAGAAAATCTACACCGCTCGATACGTCACCCTGACTGACGAGCAACTAAAGATGTACAACCAGATCAAAGAACAGGCGCTCTTGCTCCTCGATAACGGGGACCTCGTGTCTGCACCCGCGGTCATTACCCAGCTTCTCAGGCTGCAACAGATTATGTCCGGACACCTCAAGACAGATGACGGCGATACTCTGACCTTTAAGTCATCGCGCATGGATGCCCTGACCGAGATCATGGACGAGCATGACGGCAAAGCAATCATCTGGTCTCGCTTCCGATACGACATCCAACAGATCACAGCCATGCTGAACGAAAAGTTCGGAGCAGGTTGTGCCGCATCATACTACGGCGATACGTCCGACGATGAACGCAACCGCATAGTTGAAAACTTCCAAGACCCAAACCACCCGCTCAAGTTTTTCGTGGGCAACCCAGCAACCGCTGGGTACGGCCTGACGTTGACCGAAGCAAACCTCGTGGTGTACTATGCAAACGACTTCAATCTGGAAACTCGGATCCAATCAGAGGACCGCGCCCACCGGATCGGACAAAAGAATAACGTGACCTACATCGATCTGATTACCGAAGGCACAATCGACGAACGGATCGTCAAGGCTCTTCGAGCAAAGATCGATATCGGCGCAAAGGTACTAGGCGAGGAAGCAAAAGAATGGCTAAGTCTAAATCCCACGAAGAAGTAATCGAAGCAATCTGCGATTACAAAAAAGGATGGACCAACCTGAAAAGCGCAAAGGAGGAGCTCGGTGAACTAGCTGGGCTCTCTCCCGATATAGCAGGGGCGCTGCTCAAAAATATGAAGCGCAGCAACGTCACACAAATACGCGGGTACTCTAAAGAAAAAGACTACCAAATCGCAGGGAAAAAGGGAAAGCCTAACGAGGCAAAAAAATAACCCCAACCGTTGCAGTGCGAAACCTAGCCGGGTCGGGGTTAGTCTATGAGGGCAAATAAGGCCACAGGCGTGAACCTATTCGAGCAGTGATTAAACTGTATCAGAGTTTTCCAACGCTGCATAGGCTTTTCTAACCAAAACAGACAGTTGTCGCGCCATGTTTCTCTGTTCTTTGCCAGCCATCTCACGAAGCATCTCGTGATCGTCAAGCAACATCGCCACATTTCTAAACTTAGGCAGTGGCGGCTCGGGCTTTTGTTTCTTAGCCATAAGTAATCCTTTATCAGTTGTCGCCCACAAGTATCACACATGTGGGCGACACGCAAGTTACGTCTCGTAGTAGTACATCGTCTCCATTCCCACGTTATCCATGGTCTTTAGAGCCTTCTTGATGACATCCTCAGACGCACCCACAAGCTCAGACAACTCCCTCAAGCTATATAAGTCAGGCGCATCGCCATCCCCCATCGCCTTTCGAAGGTTGTTATGCAAACTCGCAACTTGGTCCTGCGGACCCACGCTCAGAGCCTTGATAACCCGCCACGGCGTGTCTCCTTTGACATCCCCCGAGTTCGGTATCATGACAGCGCGTGTCTCTAACCCCTCCTCGAGGTCAAAGGCTTTCACCACCTTGGCAGGGATAAAGCACCGCTCTCCCTCGTCAGTAATCCCAAACGCTGTTTGAGTGTCCATTATGTCCAAGACAATAACCGATGCCTCTTTCAAGATGTCGTTAAAAATTGGGTTCGTATAGTTCGCCATTTGCTTCTTTCTCCTTTAGGTAATTTAGTTCGTCTACTAGCTGCTCGATCCTCGGATCTGCGGTTTCTTCCCACAGTATGTCATCGATCTGTTTATCTAATTCTTTAATCCTTGTCGGGATGTACGTTAGAAACGGGCTCATCTTTACTCCTTGGCAATCCGTATCTCGATTTAATCTGACGCAATGACTTGATCGTCAGACCCATGATGTCCGCCGCATCGTTCAAAGACATCTCACGTTGCAGCAATTTGTTTAGCATCGCCGCATCCTTGGATAACGACAACTTCGGACGCCCACCCTTGTTCACGCTGGTGTGCTTCTTAAACCCGTTCAACGCGCTGTTGCTGACCCCACCATTCCAACGCGGGTTCGACGCCTTGTCCTTGATGTTCTGAGCCAACCACGCCTGCCGATACAGATCCTCGTATTTAATCCTCTCAAACTCTGTCATATCTGTTTCCCCGCCTCTCGAAGGTTCTTGACGTATGTGTCAAGCTCCTCACGCGCAGCAAACAACTCACGCTGCACATTGGGCCGCGCATCACTGCGATACCGCTCGTCCTGCAACGCATCAACCTGACGCTTGAGCCAGCTTAACTGTGCAGCCTGAAATGTTGTTAAGTCTTGATCACCCATTGTCTACCTCCGGTCTAGCTCGAGGACGAACGATCCTTGAAACCTCCTTCGTTACCTCGCAAAACATCATGATGTTGTTACCATACAAGTCATAAAGCTCCTCGTACAAGGGCATCGCTACGTCGTTCTGCAATACCTCCTGACAATGGTCCTCGTTCTCGAACCAAACCACCGTTTCAAGCTCCTTGCCTTGCACCTCATAGTGCAAAACCAACGCTGTGAAATATTCAATCATTGCGCTTCCTCCATGTGACACATGATACAGCGCCACCCGTTGCAGCCTCAATCGCTACCGCATGGTCAACCGTAGGCAACGCTTTCCCCGACATCCAACGCGACAACGTAGGCTGCGCAATGTTCAGGTTCTTTGCGAACTCATTGGCTGATACACCGTTCTTGCGAAGCCACTCACGCAACACCACCCCCTGCGGTTTCTCAAACACCCATCGCTTCTGGCTCGGAACCTTCGGTCGAGAAAAATCCTTGGACATAAGTAACTGCTGCTGAATAACCATCGTCTGACGCTGCGCTTCGATCACCGCTTTCTGACACTCAAATAAATATTTAAAGTCCGGATTTTCATCAACCTGCGGCTGCGGCTCCGCTCGCATTTCTTTCTTGGGGTTGCCCCTTAAATCATCAACCACAGTCTTATCCGACGAAATCCAATCCAAAGTATCTTTCAACATCAAACTCTCGTCCATCTTGAAATACGCTGCAAGCTCCTTAACATACGCTCGCAACAACCTCTCGCTGCACTTGTTGTGCTCAACCTTCGTAATCCAAGGTTGGGATCTGTTAATCGCCTTCGCCATCGACGTTTGACTATAACCCATCTGCTTGCGAAGAACCCGAAGCGGATGATCACGAACCTTGATCTCCTCCTCCTCAGATAAAATTCTCCGGTTCTCACTCGACATAGGGATCTTGCCCTCACGCTTCGCCTTCACTCGAACATCAATCTGTTGAACCCGCTGGTAACTAAGACCCATGTATTCGGCTATCTCCCGATACGTCTGGCCCTTGGTCCTACGCGCCTCCACAACACGCTCCTGTTCTGTCAATGAACCGTTCCCTACCCGTTCACCTCTGTTGTCATATAAATTAAGCATTCGCACACTCCTCGCAAATATAAGCATCGTGACCCATTCCAAGCGTCACAACCTCGCCGCAATCACACAACCGCGACACCTCACCATCACCAGAACACTCGTTACATGGCTCTTGGACCTCGTCCAAATAACCAACATCACGACCAAAACCTTGCGGTCGCGCAACCTCGTAAAATACCTGACCCAACCCATCACACTCAGAACACACATCCATGATCGGCGTCTCCATCGCCTCAATCAAAAGGTTTTTGATCTTACCCATTTTCTCCCTCCACCAACTTATAAATGATAGTTCCTACGTCCTCGTAATCCTCCAGCGTACCCCAGTTCACCTCCATGTCAGTGTAACCAAAGTCCGCGTCCTCGAACCGCATCTTAATCACTGCGTCCAATAACGTCTCCGCTGGCATCGTAAACGGAACCGCGCCATACTCATTCTCATACCAACCGTTAAGCTCCCTCATGATACAAAATCCAAATCAAAGCTGTAATACGGC